GTCTTGATTTAGTTGTCTTAATTTAGTTGTCTTGATTTAGCCAGTCTTGATTTAGCCAGTCTTAATTTAACCAGTCTTGATTTAGCCAGTCTTAATTTAGTTGTCTTGATTTAGTTGTCTTGATTTAGCCAGTCTTGATTTAGTTGTCTTGATTTAGCCAGTCTTGATTTAGCTGGTTGTATTTTTACAAGTTCTCAGCAGAAATTTTAGCATGAAGATATAGGAGATCAAACGATGTTATTGAGGGGGGGGGGGGGGGGTTTCTTCGGGAGCCTCTTGTCATTTGGGTTTTGACAGAGCATATTAATTTTTATATGGAATATTTGGAGGATATGAGGATATTATGTTAAGGGAGAAGATCAAGAAGTGTGCATATTGCAATGTAAAGTTTACTAGTGATTATTGGTTTCGGAAACATTCTTGTATCAAGATGAAGAAATATGAAGAAAACGTTCTTCAGCCGTTATTACGGAGGCAATCTTCTTTGGGGTAATATTAATTCATGTTTAATTTGACGTTGTTATTCTACATAATAATATAGGATAGTAATGGTCAATTTACAAATCTCCGGTTTTTAAATTGTTTCCGGAGTCAAAAGGGGGTACCTTCGGGTGCCCTTTTTTGTTACTGTTATTCGTAAATAGTATTTATGTCTAATTTAGTACTTTTTTCTGGTCCTTGTCAGGTTGAGTCTGAGTTTCATGCTATGCGAATGGTTGAGACGATGCTTAATTTAATGATGAAGAGGGGTCTTCATTATGATTTTTATTATAAGTCGTCGTTTGACAAGGCGAATCGTATGTCTATTGGTGGTGCTCGTGGTGTTGGTATGTCGGAGGGACTTCGGATTCTTTGGAAGTTAAAGGAGGAGTTTGGTGTTAAGGTTATTACTGATGTTCATGAGTGTTGGCAGGTTGGTGAGGTAGCATTTATTGTTGATGTTATTCAGGTTCCTGCAATGTTGTGTCGTCAGACTGATTTATTGTTATTATGTGGTAAGAGCGGATGTGGGGTGAATGTAAAGAAGGGACAGTTTATGGCACCTAGGGATATGAAGTATGTTGTTGAGAAGGTTCATCGTAGTCGATATGACAAGGGTTTATCTTTATGGGTGACTGAGCGTGGTACGACGTTTGGACACAATGATTTGGTAGTGGACATGAGGGGATTGCGTGAGATGAGTCTTCATTCTGATGTTGTGATTGACTGCACGCATTCGGTACAGAGTCCTGGGGGGTTGGGTGGTAGTTCTGGTGGTGACAGGAAGCAGGCACCGCTTATTGCGAAGGCTGCAATTGCCACTGGTTATGTTTCTGGTGTATTTGCTGAGGTACATGATGATCCTGATAATGCGTTATCGGATGGTGCTACTTCATTGACGATGGACATGTGGATTCGTTTGTTGGAGCAATTGGAAGAATTATATGGGATGACAGAGCGATGGAAACTGGATTGGAAGAAGAGTTAGAGGAGCTTGATAAGCGTTTGAGTATTGTGGAGGATGCATTAGAGACGTTATTGACGAGCAAGATGAGCAAGGTCAAGCATGATTGTTTGTCGTGTGGTGAAATATTTTATGCTCGTAGGGATGCATTATATTGCAGTGCTGCTTGCAAGCAGTCTCATTATTTGAAACGGAAGAATTGGTTGAATGGGTAATGTAATTCGATTGCCATACAATTGGAAGCCACGTGATTATCAGGTTCCGGTGTGGTCTTATATGCAAAATGGTGGTAAGCGTGCTGTTGCTGTATGGCATCGTCGATGTGGTAAGGATTTATCTGCTTTGCATTGGACTGTTCAGGCTGCCATGCAACGTCCTGGGATTTATTGGCACATGCTTCCGACGACTGTGCAATCAAGAAAGGTTATTTGGAATGGTCAGGACAATGATGGGCGGAGGTTTTTGGATGCATTTCCTGGTTGGCATGATTATGAGTATCTTGGTATCAAGGATAGTGGTATTGTCAAACATATTCGTAATGATGAGATGCGAATCGAGTTAGTGAATGGTTCGATGTGGCAATGTGTAGGTTCTGACAACTATGACTATCTGGTAGGTTCTAATCCTGTTGGTGTTGTGTTTTCGGAATATTCCGTGGCTGATCCACGTGCTTGGGATTACATACGTCCAATTCTAGCTGCTAATAGTGGTTGGGCTATGTTTCTGTTCACTCCTCGTGGTCACAACCATGGTCTGAAGATGTTGGAGACTGCCAAAAGAAACAAGGATTGGTTTGCTGAGGTTCTGACCGTTGAGGACACCAATGTCATGACTCCGGAGATGATTGAAGACGAACGTGAATCTGGAATGAGCGAGGCTCTGATTAAACAAGAATATTATTGTTCATTTGATGCTCCATTGCAAGGAGCATTTTACATGGAAGAGATGATGAAAGTGGCTGATGAAAAAAGAATTTGCCACGTTCCTCACGAAAATAACGCAAGAGTTGAGACTTGGTGGGACATTGGTATTGGTGATGCTACGGCTATATGGTTTGCACAGAGAATTGGTGGAGAAATTCATCTAATTGATTATTACGAGAACGTCGATAAACCATTATTTCATTATGTGAATATTCTTGAAGAAAAGTCAAAGGAACGAAAGTACAAGTATTCGAATCATATATTTCCTCATGATGTGAGGGCTAGGGAGTTTATTTCTGGTAAAAGTCGGGAGGAGGTTTTGCGTACTTTGGGTGTTACGCCAATGGTTGCACCGGATCATCGATTGGAGGATGGAATTGAGGCTGTACGAGTAATATTGAAGAATTGTTTCTTTGATGCTAAGAAGTGTGATCGAGGTATTCAGGCGTTGAGGCAATATCGTCGTGAGCGTTTGAGGAGTCAGGAAAAGTTGGAGGGTGATGAGATTCCGCATTATCGAAATCTACCGATTCACGATTGGACATCTCATGCTGCTGATGCTTTCAGATATGGTGCAGTTTATACGCCTCGGAAGAAGCAGAAACCCGTAAAATATGTGTCTCCACCCATAGTATAAATAAGGAATGAATTATGAGTGCTAAACTTTTAGTACAAGTGAACGAATTAACTGCTCGTGTGGATAGGCTTGAGCGTATTTTGGATAGTGTGATGCCAAAAATCGAGCGTATTCTGGAGATCCAACGTCTGAAGGGCGGCAGACCACGAAAAGACGAAAAATATAATGGCAAGATCGAAAGAAGAGATACTGGCGGCAATTGATAGTGAAATTGCTGCTGGTATGGGCGGCAAATTCAGTTCCGGAGAGCTTTCACGTGAGAGAGCACGTGCCATGGATTACTATTTGGGTAGACCATTTGGTAATGAGCAGAAGGGGCGTTCATCTGTAATCATTCATGATGTAGCTGAGGCTGTTGATAATCTCATGCCGTCGTTACTTCGTGTCTTCACAACTGCTGATAATCTAGTCAAGTTCAATCCTGTTGGTCCAGAAGATGTAGAGACTGCTGATCAGGAGACTGATGTTGTCAATCATGTATTTTGGAAGCAGAATAATGGTTTTGTTATCACGTATACTTGGTTGAAGGATGCTTTGCTACAGAAGAATGGTATTGTTCAGGCATTTTGGGATGAGACTGAAGAAGAGACTCGTGAAGAGTATGAAAGTCTGACCGAGGATGAACTAGCTGTTTTGTTGGATGACGAAGAGTTAGAGGCTATTGAGCAGGAAGAACGTACTGAGCTTGTTCCGGTAGATCTACCACCCGAATTGCAACAGTTAGCTGGTATTGAGCAGGCACCGATTGAGCGGACTGTTTTTGATGTGGTTTTCAAGCGCAAGACCAAGAAGGGTCAGGTCAAAATTGATAATATCCCACCTGAAGAGTTTATTGTTTCGAATGATTTGACTTCGTTGAATTTGAATGAGGCTCGATTTGTTGGACGAGTATCCGAGAAGACCAAGCAAGATCTCATTAACATGGGAGTTGATGAAGATGAGGTTCTTTCATTGCCTTCCAAGGATGCTTCCGTATTGGATACAGAAGAAGAGATTTCACGTAAGAATTTGTCGGACGAATCAGGACTGAGTGCGGATACAGATCCTTTGATGGCATTGGTTGATCTGACTGAGGCTTACATTCGATTTGACTGGGATGAAGATGGTATTGCCGAGCTTCGACAGGTATTAAAGGTGGGTGGTAATATTCTCTCGAATGAGAGGGTTGATCGTCAGCCATTTCATGCTTGGACACCAAACATTCTTCCGCACAAATTTTTCGGTCTCAGTCTTGCTGACAATACGTGGGACATACAGTTAATTCGTAGTACCTTGGTACGTCAGATGTTGGACAATTTGTATCTTGCTAATCAGCCTAGAAAGGTTTTATGGGAAGATGCTATTGGTGACACGACCATGGATGAAATTTTGACATCTCGTGTTGGTGGAACGATCCGTGTGACCAAGCCTGTTGGTGAAGCCATTCGTGATGAGAACACGCCATTTGTTGCTGGTCAAGCATTTCCGATGCTTGATTTCTTTTCGGATCGAATGGAGAACCGTACTGGAGTGGGTCAGGATGTAGCTGGTTTGGGTCCAGATGCTTTGAAGAACATTC